AAGATCTCTGGAATCGTCTGGTCTCAGGTATTTCCTGAGCTTGACTACCTTGATCTTGTTTGCCATCACGGTCCTGGTGTCACTGCTGATCGTTACCTCTCTAACGAGAGGTGTCGTATCCGTCAGTGGAACCATAGATCGGAGCTTACCTACCCCTCTGACTTACACTGTTATCCCAACTATGGGTACGCAGCAGCAGCCAGTAGAACAGGGGAAGGTATCGAAGACGCCCGAGGTCCAAAATTCCTCGAATTAAGGGATGAACTCCCCGTTCGAGTTGTTTTTGTTCCAAAGACGTTGACGGCGCCACGAGTTATAGCTATTGAACCCTCACATGTACAATATATGCAGCAGTCCCTTAAGGACTATGTATATAAAGTTATTGAGAGTCATAGCCTGACCAAGCAGTCTATTCGTTTTACCGATCAGACTGTTAATCAGAAACTCGCCTACCGTAGTAGTATCGATAGACGACTAGCAACGCTAGACCTGAAAGATGCCTCTGACCGCGTGCATTTGCATTTGGTTCAGAGAATCTTTAAGAACTCAGGGCTTCTCCCGTTCTTGGAAGATGCTCGTTCGATACATGCTACGCTCCCAAGTGGGAAGAACATAGTGCTTAGTAAGTATGCATCTATGGGTTCAGCTTTATGCTTTCCCGTAGAAGCAATGGTGTTCTACACCCTTATCCAAAGCGCTATGCACCAACTCGATGGGAGGCGTCCGAGTTCACGATCAGTCCGCGATTATAGCAGACAGATCGACATCTATGGGGATGATATTATTATCCCCGTAGAGTACACGGACGTTGTCGTAAGGTACCTCGAGAGCTATGCTCTTAAGGTTAATGTCAGCAAGTCCTTCCGAAATTCACATTTCAGGGAATCTTGCGGTGCGGATTACTATAAGGGAATGCCGGTTAATCCGGTCTATGCCCGAACGGTTCCGCATGACAACTTACGACACTGGGGAGCAGAAGAAGTTCTCTCTTGGAATGCGACCGCTGACCTCTTTTATTTAAGAGGCTGTTGGCACGTTGCCCAGGAGATACGGACTCTGCTTAGTCGAGTGGTGAGACGTACCATACCAAAATCAAGAGAACTTGGTTCTGGTTTATCACACTTCAGTTGGTTATTCTCAACAGATCTACGGTGGAACCGAGATC